CGCCGTGGTACTCGTACCCCAATGGACATACTTCGGTTCTGTCCCGCTTCCCTTGATGCGGTTGGTGATAATTGCCAAACCGGCGTCTACAACTTTCACGTCATCGGCCATTTAAGATCAACCTCCCTATGCTTCTTAACTTCCGAAAAGCCTTGTTAAACAAAGAATCACGCGTCTGCGCGATCACCCCTAAGTCCTCTCTCGTTCCGTCCTTCCTTATCACAACCGCCGAGATGGTAACTTTCGTGGCGGCTTTACCGATCATCACTACCAGCCTCCTTCAACTTTGAAAGCAGTCTCGTAATTCTGGTCGGAAGAATCCCGCCAGATGACGAAGTGCTTCAGTTTCTCCGCTTCCCACACCCTTGCCATCTCACTGCCCGCCTCTAGATGAATCCTCTGAAGAGCACAGGCGATCAAGTATTCTTCGGAACCGTCAAGCTCCGGCTCATCGTTATCTTCTGCCATGTCCGTTGGGCTGTTGATATAAACAACATAGACAGTATTGTCCGTGGTCGGTGTCGGCCTGATAATGATTCTCCGGTCTTTGGTATAGTACTTGGAAGGGTAGCCTACGCTGTCCTCGCCTTCGCCCTCCTCCACGGCATCAGTCAAGGGGTATCTCGCCTTCTCCGGGTAAAGCTCCCGCTTCGTCCCGCCGTCTCCCCAATACACCTCTACTAGTTTCAGGAGGTCGTCAGGCAAGGCTACCGTGTCATGGTCGGCTTCAAGTGCCGTCTCCTGGATGCAGTACTTATTTGATCTGACGGCAAGCTCCCGTTGCGCTTCATTTAGAAGATCAATTATATCCGTCTCCCCTAACTGTCCGGGCGCGGACATAGGTAAAGCCCGCATCACGCGGGCTATCATCTGCTTCAGGGTCATATTAACCCCTCCTAATAGTAACCGTGCCAGATTAAAGCGGGCGTTCCCGCCGTGGCCTTAGCTAAGAAGGATTCAACCTGCAAGGGTATCTGTGTCCATACCCCGGCGGGGCAGGTCGCCTCCTTGGTGCTACTGTTGAATTTAATCAACACTTTAGCCGTGCTGTAAAGGAAAATCGTCTCCAGCGTACTTGCCGGAGAAGTCGCGGCAGTGGCATAACTTGTTGCCAAAGTCACAGATCCGGCATCGTAATTCGCGTAACCTAGCTTGGTCGTGCACAGTCCGCTATTTTTAACATTGGCATACCCGCCGGTCTCACCGTGAATTATTGAATAACTCATCTGATCACCCCCATACCCTTATCATTTCCTGGCACCCCTGCAAGGCACCGGAGTACTGGTTTACCATCGCCTTAGCCTGCTCAAGCTGTTGTAATGCTTCGGCCTTCTTCTTCTCCAAATCGGCCATGACTTGGTTCATCTTCTGTTCAAAAGCGTGTTGCTTCTTCTCTTCAAAGCCGTAAATGAAGCGTGTTTTTAAAAGGTCGGATTGAAGCGGAATATGCACCTTGATCCCCCTGCCCACTGCTACACCAATCCAGAACTCGCAGGAGGGGCGCTGTTCACTATATTCGG